CAGGCGGAACAGACTCACGGCGTAAACACAGCAAGCGACCGCCTTTATGCGCCGACCTAGCCGACGCCTACGCCGAATCGATCGCCAGCGGCAGCGCAGTCGCCAATTTGCGGATCGTTGATTCGTGCAAGCGCTACTTAGCCGAGCGGAAAGCGCCGGCATCGCACGATGTGTGGTGGGACGAACCTCGCGCCGAAGAGGCTCGAGCGTTTGCACGCAAGTGCGGGCAAGGCGTCGAGGAAGGCGCGGGTACTGCGCTCGAATGGATGCCGTGGCAATGCCTGGTAGCGATGATCCTCCTCGCCAGGCGGCGGGTAATCGCCAAGGTAAAGACCGACACGCCGGCAACCAAGGCGCTGTTGTTGGTGGTGGCACGCGGGAACGGCAAGACCGAGTTCGCGGCATCAATGATTATGGCGGCGATGCGCAACGGATCCCAAGCGCTGGAGTTCTCTTCAGTCGCGCCCGATGGTCGGCTTGCACAGAAGACTTTCGAGCGCATGGCGACCATGTGCCGCACCCTGGCGCTCGATGACAGCGACAAAGACGAGCAGGGATGGCGATCCTCGGGCGGCTCGACGCCGGCGCACCCAGGCAAAGTGGTGCACGGTGGCAACCGGTACATATCGCTGCCATGCACCGATCGCGCCCTCGACGGTTTGACGAGCCGGCTAACCATTGCAGACGAATGCAGTCGCATGGACAAGGCGTTCGGGCGCTTGCTCACTGGTCTTGCCAAGTTTGCCACGTCGCAACTGTTGGCAATTACAACGCCGGATCCTGAGCAGCGAACGCGCCCGATTTGGGGCTACTGGCAGGCGTGTGAGGCTGCAATTGCTGACGGAACGCCCTATCCAGCAGGGTGGTGGCCCATGATTTACGGCTTAGATACCGAGGATTCTGCCTCGGATCCTGCTGTTTGGGCGAAGGCGCACCCCGGTTTAGGCACGATTGTTGACCCGACGCAATTGCAATTGGCTGCGCAAACGATGCTAAATACAGGTGATCCCGTGCAGATTGCCGAGTTCGAAACGCAGTTGGCGTGCAGATATCACACGATTGCGACGTCCGATGTCGATACTGCGATCCTTGAGCGGCAGTTTGAGGAGGTTGATTGGACGCGATTGCGCGGACAGCCGGCGGTGATTGCGATTGACCTGAGCCGCGGTGGCTACGGCCCGCAGCTCGACCTTACAGCGATGACTTTGATGGTGGTGGATGGCAAGATGATCCGCGGCCGCAACGTGTGCTGGTGGGCGGGCGTGGACATCGCACTAGACGAGAAGAAATGCAAGAACCCATTACAGCAGTGGATTCAGGCAGGGCACTTGCGGCGTATGCCTGGTGAATGGCAGGACATGAGCGTGGTGGAGGCAGAGTTGGAGAACATGATCGCCACGTACGACGTCCGCAAGATCGGAGTAGACCCACATCCAGCGCAAGCGCGTGACATTAAGCGGTGGATCGACCGCGGATGGCCTATCGTGACCGTCGATCAGAGCATTCGCACGATGGCTCCGGCCTGGAAGTGCTGGGCAGACCTCCTCAAAAGTAGGCAGTTGACGTACAACAACGACCCCGTTTTGGTGTCCGGACTCAACCAAATCACCTTGATTTCAGACAATGTGGGCAACATCCGGCCGGTAAAGGGACGCGGCGGCAAGGGCAACATGGACGTAATCGTTTCCGGCAACATGGCTGCGCTGTTGATGGAGCATCACCAGGTGCGGGAGGCAACCGGACTAAGTACGAGCAGTTGTCCGATCGGGTGAAGTAAGTACTTCACCGTGAAGATATTTTGCGTTTCGGTGCCAAGTCCGTAAATCGCTATTGACAGTCCTAGGCGGACTTGTTCCATGCTCTGCGTGAGCATCTTCGCCAGGTTCATGGGATTCAGAAGCGCCACGGTCGTCTACGCACGGCCGGAGCCGCTAGCCGCACCGGCTATATCGTCCCTCCCTGCGGTCGTTCGAGCAATTCAATTGATATCGGCAGACCTTGCACGGCTACCGTTCCACGTCGTTGATAGCGACGGTCAATTGGTTGACTCGCCGATTACACAACTGATGAGCCGCGACGCCTCGCGCTGGCAATCAGGTTACGAGTTCCGACGCTACATCACCGCTTGCGCGCTCGAATCCGGCAACGGTGTCGCGCTAATTCGGCGCGATAGTTCAGGCGCTGTTGCGGAACTGCAACCGATGCCGACGAACGCGATCAGTTCGGAAATGACCGAAGACGGCGTGATCTACAAGCTTGCCGGTACTACGTTGTCCTCCGACCAGGTGCTGCATCTTGGTTGCTACCCGGATCCACTGCGCCCGGATTGGTTCATTGGGCCACTGGACGCAGCACGGGCAGCGTTCAATCTGGCCGCAGACCAGGACGCGGCGCACTCGGCGCTTATTAAAAGTGGCGGAAAGATCAGCATTAGCCACCCTGGCGCTATGTCCGATCAGACGGTGCAAGCCATCCGCGACGCCTGGCAGACGATGCACTCAACGCCTGAAGGCGCGTCGCGCCCGTTGATCTTGCGCGAGGGCATGAAGGCCGAGAAGATCAGCGAGAGCACCAGCAATGTGTTGGAGTCGCGCCGGTTCTCCATTCAGGAAGTGGCGCGCGCCTTTGGCATCCCCCCGGAAATGCTTTACCAGCAGGGCGGCGGCGCGCTCTCCTCACAATCCGAAACAGCACGCGCCTACGTCGATGGCGCACTAGCCCAATGGGTGACAGCGTGGGAGTCGGAGATCACGCGAAAACTCTGCGGGCCCGGCGAACACGCAAGGCTCGATACCGACGTCCTGCTCCGCGGCAATATGCGGGATGCGGGTATGGCGCTGTCGAAACTCGTCCTCGCCGGGATCCTCTCACCGAACGACGGTCGGAAGCGCATGGGTTTGCCACCGATCGAAGGCGAACAGTTCGAAATTCCAAGTGTGTCGATGCCAGGCGGCATGAGCGCCACGCAAGGGGACAACGCCGCCGGAAACATCGATGGAGGTGAAGACATTGCTTGAGATTCGCACAGCCAAACTAGCCATGACTGGCGACAAGATCGGCGGCTACGCCTCGGTCTATGACGCTCCAAGTCACCCGCTGACCTTCCGCGGCATCAATGGCGGCAAGCCATTTACCGAACGTGTCGCCCGCGGCGCTTTTGATTCGTCACTCAGTAGCAACATTTCGCTACTTGTTGGTCACGATTCACGCGACTTACTCGCCAACACCAAGAGCGGATTGCTGCAACTGCGCAGCGATCAGCACGGCCTTGCGTTTGAAGTAACGCTGCCCGACACCCAACGCGCTAAGGACGTTCGCCAGTTGGTGGACGCTGGCGTGTTGTCGGAGATGTCGTTTGGCTTCAACGTGATCTCAGATTCTTGGAGCGGCAACACACGCACGCTCAATCAAGTTCGTTTGATCGAAATTTCCGTAGTGTCCGAAGGCGCTTATCAGCAGACGAGCGTCGAGGCAAGAACCCTTCAGTCGGGCGTTGCCCGGCTTCGTCTGCGATTAAGGATGCCATCATGAAACTGTCTGAAATGTTTGAGACCCGTAAGGCGCTTGTTGCAGAGCGCGATTCCATTCTCGCCCAGGACACCATGTCCGTCGAAGTCGAGGCCCGCGGCCACGAAGTCGCCAACGAACTCGGCAAGCTCGATGCAGAGATCCGCGCAGCGCAAGTGCGCGAGCGTTTCGCTTCATCGTCTGCCATTGAGAACATCGTCAAGCGCGACAACGAGCGTTCGCTCGACATTCGTGACTCTGCGAAGTACAAGGATCAGTTCGTTAACTACTTGCGCAACGGCACTATGCCGGAACAGCGTGAACTGATTTCAACCGCTTCGAGCTCGATTCTCATTCCTAAGATTTACGAAGAAATGGTCATGAAGTACCTTTCTGCGAATTCAATCATGAGAAGCATCGGAGACCTGCGGACAGGAGTTCAGGGATACCAAGCGCTTCGTTACTCGACGCTGAAGACTGCGGACTACACCTCTGCCTGGACTGAAGCCGACACGGGCACCGTTGCTGCAACCGCTGCTGATCCGTTGTTCACGGAAGTTGCATTGCCACCGGTTCTTTGCTTGCCGAAGACCGAAGTGTCTCAGCAACTCATCGTCCAATCCGACCGTTCATTTTCCGTGGAAGAGGAAGTCCTCTCACATTTGCAGGTTCAGCTGCAGAAAAACCTTGAATTTGGCTACGTGGGAGGCTCAGGTACAAATCAGCCAACCGGCATCTTTAAGGTAACCAGCACCACTGGCATCAACATCACTACAGCAACTGCAACGTCGGGCGGTGGAAACCTCCGCGCGAACAGCATTGCTGGCGTGACGTCTGCCGGTTGGGTTGCTAAGCTCCTTGAAATGCGCTACACGAAGTTGCCAGCAGCGTATTGGAACACCGCGGCTTGGATCATTCCGCAAGACGTTTATGCAGTCATTGCCGGAACATTGGTCAACAATGTGCCGATCTTTGTCCCAAGTTCGGACAACGTAGCAACGATTCAGAACGCTGCACCGTTTACCTTGTTTGGGCTCCCAGTGTTCATCACGGAATACACTCCTGCGCAGATCACCACGAACACCACTGGCAAGAACTGCTTGGTAGTGCTCGGCGGAATCCGAGACGCCTTCGCGATGCGTGAATGGGGTTCTATGTCAGTGACCCGCGACGAATACAGCCTGAGCGGTACGGGCCGTATTCGTTACCAGGGCATGATGTTTGCCAACTCCAACCACACCCGCGTCAATGCGCTGGTGCAGTTGCAAGTCACCAACGCCGCTTCGTAATTCTGATCCTCTCATCCTTTAGGTGGGTGGGGCTTCGGCCCCACCTACCTACAGCGAGGAACAATGGCTCTAGACCTAGCAAAGTTCCGCAGTTGGGCCCGCATTCCTCACACAGAGGATGACCCGGCTATTGGCATTGCTTGGTCTGCCGCAGTACGCGAACTAGAAGAGCGCACCGGGTGGTGCGTGGAGAGTGTCACCAGAACCCAGTGGGTGCCCTCAGCGCCCTTGACGAACTACGGCGGTCTGTACCTTCGTTTGGAGCGCCAAGGCGACCTGGCGGGAACTACGGTCACCTACAGCGACAGCGCTACGGTGCCGCTCACCGGCACGTGCGCAAAGATCATGATTAACGGCCTGGTCTACGTCGATATGGAAATCGACAACCTGACCTACCCGGTCACCCTGACCGTGACGGCCGGGAACGCAGCGCTTAACCCGCTGCTCGAGATGGCGCTTCTCCAGCGCGTCGCGCACCATGTTGCAAGCCGCGGCGATGACACGGTAGCCCTGGACTCGACCTACTGGGATCGGATCACCGGCATGATGAGTAAGGGCATCGGCTGATGGCCGGGCACGTTCCATCCGGAATGATGCGCCTCGTTATGACGGCGCAGAATCCAGTAGCCACGGTTGACACATTTGGCCAGGCGCAGGAGTCTTGGTTGTCGTTTGCTACCATCGCGGTGCACATTGAGGTTGCAAACACGGAAGAGACAATGGTAAACGGCGGCTCAAGCGTGCGTACCGATTGGCGCATCCTCGCTGCTTTCCATCCGTCCGTAACCACGCGTTCTCGTTTGCTCTTAAATGACAACGGCACTACGCGAACGTTCTTTATTAAAGGTTGCTGGGATCGCGATCAGAAGCGCCGACGCCTTGAGATTAACGCGGTGGAGGTAACCGAATGAGGTTCCACGACCGATACATGGGCTCAACTCGTAGCGGTGGCGGTGGTTCTTCACCTTCGTCGAAGTCTGTTCGCATTCTTATTGATACAAACGAAGTCACGCGCACACTAGCGCGGCTTTCGCCCATGCTGAACGAAGCCGTACGAAAGAAGGCAATCCGTAAGGGCTTTAAGCCGTTTGTTGGCAACCTGAAAGCCGTCCTGATGAATGCGCCCTACATCCGCAGCGGAAAGAACACCCACCGCAAGGCAATCGGGGCCGCTACGCGTGTTAGTTCTCCTAAGCGAATGGCCGGGCCAGGCTCGTCTATCCGAGCAGAGCTTGGCGTTCAACTTGGAAAAAAGGGCGGCGCGCGCGCTGGCGGCAAACAATTTGTGTTCCCCTGGACTGAGAACGGATTCATTCACAAAAACTCAGACCGCATGATTCCCGGCAACCACTACGGCGAGATGTGGGGCAAGGCAAACGTGAACCGGATCATGCAAGCGATCAGCACGGAAATTCTCATTGAGGCTCGGAAGATCCTCGGAATGGGGAATACCAGTGTCCCTAAGTAATATTCAACGCGCTGTCCAGGCGGCACTTGAAGCCAACGCAGACACGTTCTGCGGTGTTCGCCAGGCGGGTGTTGCAACACCGTGTTACGTCTACGAAATCACCAGCGCTGCGATTGATGTTGTTACTTCAGGCATACCTTCCCTGTGCCATTGGACGGTAACCGTCCAAGTGGAAGCCATCGCCGATACGGTCGATCAGTGCCTCGGACTAGTTGACGATTTGCGGGCTACGTTTACTTCACCAATTACCAACGCCACCTACGACTGTGTGCTTGTGTTGTCAGCGTTCAGCGTGACCATGAGCACCGAATCAATCGATGACGGCAAGACCGATGCGGAGCGCATTGGGACTATTCAACTCGAACTACTTGTACAGGAGACCACCTAATGGCAATCACTCCCGGATACGGCGGAGCGCTTACGCTCAACTTCCAATCGTCAACCGCTGTTTCGTATGCAGCCAAAAATGTCACATTTAGTCATTCGCGCTCATCGCTTGACTCCACAAGTCTTGCTGACTTTGCCGAGAAGCGGATGCCTGGCCGCATTCAGCGTAGCGTTACGTTTGACTGCATGGCAGACTCATCGCTCGATGCGGCCATTCGCACGCACATGAACCCGACCACCATCGCACTGGCGCAGGGTGTCACGGTGGCATTTAGTTACACCGACAAGGGTTCAATCGCTTACACCATCACCGGACACCTA